TTCAATTATTTCAAAATGATCGCGTGTAATTGTCAATTCAATTTCTTCATTTCCTATAATAACGTCACGCCCAAAACGGTTTTCATCTTGTTTAACTTTGTGGCTTGAGCCATCGAATCCGAATGGCTCTGAAATTTCTATAGTCCCGATTTCAGGCAAATCAACAAATCGTAAAAAATGTCTAAAGTTCATATCCTTTTATGTTTAATCGGGCGTTTATAATCTGTTGTCTTTGCCCTTCTAATTTTTTATAAATTCTTTCGCCTTTTTCGTCACGCACTAAAGTTATACTTTCTTTCGATTGAATTACATTGGCTAATTTTGAAATCCCGGCATTAAACTCCGTTTCTGAAATCCCGTTGTTATTTATAATAGGCAAATCAAAAGACATTTTACTATGGTTTATACTGGCTGAAACAAGTAAATTATTTAGTTTTTCATTCCATTGTTCATGTGTGTGTACTTTAGTGCCTTTCGGAGCATTTACAAGTACGTTTCTGCCTTTATATTGTTTTAGTTTACCGTCTGGTGTTTCAACTGTTTCAGTATAATTACTTCCTTTACCGTCATTAATTAACATTAAACCGCCTCCGTGGTTGTCAGTTCCTTCTGCATAGGCTGGGACTTGTTGGCTTGAAATCATTGCTATTTGTGCCGCTCCTAAAGCTCCAATAATTCCAGCTAAAACAAAGTTATAAGGATATAAGTCAGCTCTCGCAATTGCACCTACAACCCCCTGTGCGGTATCGACAACAGCATTAAATATAGCTAATCTTTTTCTCTGCTCAGCTTGTCTACGTTCTAATTGCTTACGCCTTTCATCATACTGTTTTTCGATTGATTCTTTAGCAGAAGTGCTTTCTCCTGCAAATTTAATTGATAAATTACGCTGTCTTTCAAGATTTAAAAATTCTCTCTCAAAATATGCATTTGACATTTGGCTAATCGTATTAAATGCCTCTTGAAAAGCCTCAGAAACTGCTAATGCTGTTGCGGTTGCATCTTCTTCAAATTTCTCTAAATCACCAGTAAACAACCCAAGAAGTTTTCCAAATCCTGCTTTATTTGCTAAATCACTTCCGAAACTTGAATAATACTCTTCTAAAGTTTTTTTGAGTTCTTCAATGCGTTTTAGTTCTTTTTCTTGATTTTTATCTTTTACATTTTGAAGCTGAGTTTCTAACTCTATTTTCTTAGCTATTAATTTTTTATGTTCTTCAGTTTCAATACCGTTAACCATAAAAGAATTAGCAATCTTTAATTTTGTTTCATTTAAATTAAGTTCAATACTTTTTATAGTAGCTTCTTCTTCAATTTTTTCCCTGTCTTCGAAATAAGTTTTAAAAGCCGAAAGAGGGCTTTTCATATTCAAAGTACCACCATTAAACGCTCTATTTGTTAAAGCATTTAATTTAGATTGCGCTATCTCATTTTGCTTATCTAACTTTTCAAATTCAATTAAAAGTTTATTTATAACTTCCTTACTATATTCATCTGACAATTCTTTTTGACTTTGTACAAAATGTTCAGTATTTATTTGTCTGTCAATTAATATTTTTTTCTCTAAAGATTTAAGAGCATTATCTTTTTCAACTAAAGCCTGATTCCTTTTTTCTTTAGCAATAGTTTGAGTAGTTGTTCCTTCTTTTAAAGCCTCTGAAATAGTATTTAATTGTTCATTGTAAGCTGAATTAATTTCTTTTGTTTGGTCTTTTAGTTCAGTTTCAATAACTCTACTTTGCTCATTATATTCTAATTGAACAAGTTGCTTTTTATATTCAATAAAACGATTGTAAGCGTCTATTCTATCAGATAAAGACTTAGTTTCATCCTTAACAACTTCATCATTATTTTTTATTAAATTATCTAGTATTTCTTTTCTTAATTCGTATTCTCGTGCTAAATAATCTGCTTGGTTAATTTCTAAGTCCTGTATTTCTCTTAATTGTTTTACTTTTTGTTTACGTTGTTTGTCTTCAGTATATTCTAAGCCTATACGTTCTTTGGTAAGTCTTATAATTTCTATCTGATTTGAATTTATCTTATTCTGATATTCGTTAACTTCTCCTTCTGTTTTAATTCTTTTTTGTTGAATATTTCTAAGTTCATTAGATATAGTTGCTAAAGATTGAGATGATGCACCGCTTTTTAACATTGTATCTAAATCTTTTTCTTTTTGAATTTCTAATTTTTTAAGTATAGATAATTCTTTTTCTAAATCAATTAATTTTTGTTTATTTTTAACTTGAGCCTCAGTTTCTCCTTCAAGTGATTTTTGCTTTCCTAAATCAACAAGTAATTTTTTTATACCTTCAGAATATTTACCATTTGCAATTATAGCATCATTTACATTTTTAATGTAATATGGATATTGCTTTGATATTTTATCAAATGCAATTTTTCTATCTTCATCAGATAATTTTACATCATTATAAACTGCTAAATATTTTTTAAGTTCAATAATATCACTTTGAGCGTTTTTTCTACCATTTATTCGTGCATCATTAAAATCTTTTTGGTTTTTATTTAATTCTTCCAACTCTTGTGAAGCGCCAAATAAAGAAGACGTCCAATTTACTATCTCTTTACCATAAACAGTAAGCAAAGTAACACCAACCCCTAAAAGTGTTTGAAAACTAAATAAACTACCCGCTAATTGACTTAATACCGATTGTGTTGGTTTTCCTTGAGCTTGTAATTCTTTATTTTGCGCGATAACATTACCCATTGCATCGAAGAAAATAGGTAAGTTATTAGATATCGCCATAAAACCAGTTTGCACACTATTTGCAAATGCCGGTGCTTCTCTTGTTAACTGATTAATTGAATTAGATAATGGATTGAAACCGCTTGCGTAATTTCCAACATTACGCGTGTATTTGCCTACCGTTGCATCAACCGCTTTTAAAGTCTTGTCGTGCATTTGGATTCTATTACGCAAATAGTCCATTTGTTGTGCTTCGGCTTTAGTAAGAGTTACGCCTTGAGCTTGCCTAACAGCTAAATTCTGATATGCGAAATTTAACTTATTTAATTCTGTTTGAAGTTTGTTATAAGCATTTCCGGCAGCTGCTAATTTTTGCTGCTCTTTGTTTAATTGCGCTTCATATTTAGAAAATGCTTTTTCTCTATCTTGCGATAACTTTATTTCAGCTAACCTTTGACGCTCTGCGTTTTTTGCTAGTGCTGCGGTTGCTCTATTGCTTGCCTGTTCCATTTTCTGAAAGTCAGCAATAACTTTTTGCATCTGAGCTGGATTCTTTGGAGATGAACCGCCATTAAAGTCAATTTGCATTTTAGAAATTTTAACAATTTCATCATGTGTTTTTCCTAATAATTCGTAAGTCTTTTGCAGTTCATTAACCGCGTTTTTGCTTACAATTAAATCAATAGCATTTGCCATAACTTATTTTTTAACTTGTTTTTGCTTATCTAAATTGACTTTTTCAGCTTGTTTCTGGTATTCAATCCATTCCGATAAGGTAATTTCTTTTGAATTTAAAGAGTATCTTAATTCTAATATCCTACTAACCAAAATTAACTGACTCCCTATAGTTGTGCTTTCTTTTTTATCTTCAACTTCAATTTCCGATTCTAATATTGCGATTTTAGTCTTGATACCCTGTAGTCTAGTAAAAATAACCTCCAATTGCTTAAAGATGTCTTTTTCTTTATCAATTCGATAGTGCCATTTTTCCAATTCATTTACAAGTATTTTAAACCTTTCAATGTCTTTCGGGTTCGGAAAGTTATACAATGCTTTTAAAATCAAAGTAACTGTGTCATATTTACCCTTTAAACGCAGAATTTCAAATATCTTTTCAAAACGCAATACTACAGCCCTATTTCCGCTTAACTCTAAATATTCACCAAATAGATTTAACGCAATATTATCTAAGTCTTTATGCTCTTTGTGTTCTTTTGTGAAATATCGTAAATCCTTAGTATCTAAGTATTTTTGAAAGTTCCAAAGTGGCATAATATCGCATTTGTCGTAAATTGTTGGTTTATAAAAATCTTTTAATAAATGCATCTAATTGAGGTTTTATTATTTCGTAGTTTAATTTACGCTGGTTTTCAATGGTTAATCCAAAAATATTGCTTCCGTAGTCATCTTGTAACATACTGCTTTTTTCATCTGTAGAATATATTGATACTATTGGGTATTTAACTATTAACTTAAAACCGTTGTAAAACGCACCAGTATCAAATAATGTTGTTCTGTTATATGGCTTTCCCTCCTGTCTTTTAAATAAAATAGTAGTATTTGAATAAGGCTTCAATAAACTTCCGTCACTATTTATTCCTAATTCAAAAAGTTGGTCATCCCTGTTTAAGTCGATTATCTTTTCTGAATTATTATTTATTATGGTTTCGGTTTCTTTAGGTATATCAGCTATTACCTTTTGAACCGCCTGCATGTAATCAAAGACGGTTATAGCCATTTTATGAAGTATTTATTCAAAGATATAAAAAAAGCCGTTACAATTCGCAACGGCTTTAAATATTTATCTAACAACCTATTAAAGTACGGTTGTAGTCGCAATATTTGATTTAAACATACCTCCTGTCAAGTCAACAATATAAGCGTTCAATGTTGAATCAAACAAACTTAAAGTTAATACTTCAGCAGTAGCCAAAGCCGGTACTGTCAAAGTATAACTTCCAGGTGTTCCCGATGTCAAAGTAGTCGGTACGACTGTAGCGCCATCAACAGTGAAAAGCAAATCTTCTTTTACCAACCCTTCCAAAGGTACTAATTTGTTGTTAGCGTTTGCGTTAACCGTAAAGGTTACCGTAGTAGCTAAGTTTGCCGGCGCGGTCATGGCAACTGTAACATCGTTATAACCGTCCAAATCTCTGTCGGCTCTGAAGTCTAAGTTTTCGTTAGAAATCCAAGCAGCATCCGAGTCAAAACTCACGCGGTCAACTTGTACCATGATTGTCTGAGCGTTTTCGTTTCCGATTACGTATTTCCCGGAAGCTAATAATCCTAAGTCTAAACCAACACCATTACCGGATCCGTCAACAGCTAATAAAGCATCGCCTTTGATATCAAACAAAATAATGTCGTATTGTTCGTTTGAATCTAATTTTGTTAACGCTTTATGGAAATTCAAACCGTTGTCGAAAGTAAACATCCATTGATAAGGGTGTTTTAATGTAGTGTACATTTTACCTGTCGCGGCTCTTGTACCGTAGTCGTTGTCTGGAGTATTGTCTGTAAAGTCAATAATTCCTTTTAAGATAATCGCCTGCCCTTTTTGCTGTAATTCTTTGACGTATGCCAAATTAAAATCAGTTGCAGCAGGAATTTTCAAACCCTTTTCAACTAATGCAATAACTGAAGGTGTTTTCAAATCGAATTTACAGAACTTTGTTCCGGTACCCATAAGTTCGGACGCTCCGCAACTTACTTTTTTTATAATCTCTGAAAATGTAGCCATTTTTAAATAATTTTTTGTGATTTAAGAAAATTTATTACTCTTTTGTCGTAGTGTTTGAATGTATCGCCTACTTCGTAAATTTTGTCCTCAGTAGGGAATTTTTTCAACACTTTGAAGTTTTGCCAATGTTTCGCTGGCTCGTGCGCTTCATCTTTTTTAGATTCGGCTTTTTCTTGTTTTTTAGTCATAATGCTAAAATTTAATATTACTTACAAGGCAATTATTATCAATTGTGATTTCAATATCCAACACAATAGCATTCCAAACGTCAACGGTATTATTTTGGTTCTGAACTACGCTATAATTAGGAAGTCTTTGAACTGTATAATCTTCTCCAATCCATGAAGCCCCTGAAGACTGCAATGCGATAATCACATTTTGTAACAATGGATTAAGCACTAAATCATAATCAGTTGCGTAAATATCAGGATTGAAATTGTCTTGTTTATCGGAGTGCATCGCAATTACTAAACGTGCATTTCGTGTGACGTACTTACTCATTACATTTGTGCTATCCTCCCCATTTGTTAACCAAATTAAAGGATAACGAGTTAATGCGCTTTCGGTTACTAAATACTTGTTTAACACGTCTTGAGTCCCCCAATTATACCAAACTTTAAACTCAGTATCGTCGGCGCCTTTACTCGGTGGCAAAAGGTCTAAAATACGCCCTAATTTTTCCTCAAATACAATCATATCCCGAAAGAATTAATTGATTCATAAACACTGAACTTTGAAGCGTCAAAAGTATAGTCTTCTTTTTTATCACTTAAAAAACGATATAAGGAAACTTCTATTTCTTCCGAGCATCCAAACCAGTCTATAAAATCAACACCGTTTACATTTGAAAAAAAAGGCTCTTTTAAATATCCTGATTGATACTTCTTCAAAAATGCTTGCCATGATGCAGCCAACTTATAAGCCGGCGTAACAAGTGTAGCATTCTCGCTGCTTGGTTTTGAAACACCAACTGCTGTATAAAAACCTTGTGAAATTCTAGTTAAAAAGAAGTAGTAAACGGCATAAGTAATTAGGCTTTTCGGATTGTTTAAACCAATCCAAACTTTACCATCATACTCAACACCATTTACTAAGTCTTTCCATTTCTGGTCAGCACTTGGCAAATCTGCCAAAGCTGTCTGAAGTTCATTATAAGCCGTAAGACCTAAAGCATTCAATAAAATAGACTTTTCAACCTCTGTTATACAATCTTCTAAAGCGGTCTTATTATTCGGGCTGTTAGTATTAACAGTTCCCGAAATAGTATCAACCCCTAAAGGAATGTATAAATCGTTTTTGAAGTATGTATTATCTATTATATTCATTGCTTACTATTTTACTCTTTTCTTACTTAAAACCTTTCTTGTCACCGCCTCAGATTGGTCTACTACTAATTCAGCTACGCCATCAGCGATTAACTGCGATGCTAATTGTCCATCAACTACCATTGTATCGTCAATAACTTTATTAGCAAAATCCTCGATGAATTTTACAGTTACCATGATTACGGAGTTGCTAAAGTTACTAACGCAGCAGAAATAGATGTTACTTTCTTGAATCCTGTTTTGTCAGCCTCTCTAATTAAGAAAGCCAATCTTTTACGGGCTTTGATTGTCATCATGTCCTCTGTAAATTGAGTTCCAACCGTCCCTTTTGACATTACAACACCGCCCATTTCGTAAATTCTTGCGAAACGAGAATCTCCGATATACAAAGTGTTTGCAACTACATTGTTATCTTCGATAATGTTTAACGTGTCAATTCTTGGGTCATTGAAATCAAACACATAGTTGTTTGTTGTGTCTTTTTTCAATTTTAGTTTGTTAATGTCGGCAATGTTCATAGCAACGAAATCAGGCTGATATTTAGCCCCTCCAGTTGAAGTGATTGACTCAGAAACTTTTGCAATCAAATCATAGATATTTGCATCAGTAATACCTGAAGCAACTGGGGTATAAGCAGGTACTGAAGATGAAAGCCCTTTAAGGTTTTCGCCCGTGTTGTCACCGACAACAATTTGAGAATCGATTTTGTCCTCTACGTTCGTTTCAAGGAACATATCCAATTCACCGGCAGCCATCATTTCATCTTCGAAAAATTCTTCTGATACTGGTAAAGTGTCTCCGATTTTACGTAAGGCTAAAGTATACCCTTTGAATGTTGCAGTAGATTCCGGGAATGTTGCGCCTTCAGCGATTACATCAGCCGCTTTAACAGCTGTAGCCTCGTCCCAATCCACATAAGCGATAGTTCCGTTGTGGTTTCCTTTACCTACCGGGATTTTTCTGAAAATGTCGTATAAAGAGCGTTTTTTACGTGCTAATTGCCCGATACCATCCAATAATAAATTTTGTGGATTTGTCGCAATTGACGCGCGTAATGTTTCGGCTTTCAATACTACTTCAGAAGATGAAACACCTTTAGCGATAGCTTTTAAAGTTTCTTTGTTTGTTTTGATTTCTTCGTCTAAAGAAATACCTCCTTTAGCGCCTTTGCTTGTAACTTCTTTCAGTTCTAAAGCTAATTCATCCAATTTAGCAGCCAATCCATCGGCTACTGATTTTTCAACTCCGTTTGTTTTTAGTGTTTCAAGTTCCGACTTCAAAGCATCATAATCAGCTTTTGAAACGGAGTCTGTCTTCATGGCGTCAATTTTGCCATTTAGTGCGTCAGATAACGCTTTGATTTCTTCGTTCATTTTGTTTAAATTTTAATTGATTGTAAAAATTGTTTAACTACTTGAGTGTCATCTGACGGCTCGTTTTTATTTGAAGTGGATAAACCGGCTTCTTTTTTGTTTTGGAATTTACTAAGCAATTCCTTTATTGATATTTTTTTTGTATAGACCTTTAAACTATCGTTGATACTGTCAGCGATAATTTTATCAAAATCCATGTCATGCTCCTGAAGTAATAAATCATAAGGATTTTCACTTATTGTTTTTTTCCACAACCCTGAAATATGAACGTCTTTATGTGAGTCCAAAATATTACTCGGACTAATAGCACATTTTACAGTTAAAGTGTTTTCGTCAATCACTTTCATTTCCAATACAGGAGTTAAGAAATTAGATCCTTTTACAACTGCAGAACCTTCAACATTTTTAGCTTCTGTGATTGCCCAAAAGTAGCTTGTTTTGTCCGCTTCATCTTTATTGACAATCATAGGATAGTATTTATCCCAATTTTCTTTTTCTTCAGTATATTCCGGAGCTTCAGAATTATAGCAGAAATATAGCTTAATATACCTCATTCCTACAGAGTGGTTTAATACATAGCCATTCTTGTATTGTTCAAACATTACCGGATTCCGTAACTTTGAAATAGTTGCTTCATAAACTAACACTTCAATGCTTTCACTTCCTAAGTCTAACACTTTGGTTGCGGTATCAACTAACACATTAGAAAAATCGCTTTTTTGTATTTCGCTTTTTTTCTTTAGTATTGCTAATTCTTTGTTCTGTAAAATTTCTTTTAAATTCATTTCTCAACCGTTTTATCGTTAGAAAGCGCTTTCTTTTTATCTTCTAAAGACCGTTTTACCTCGGTAGGTAATTCTTTCTTTTGTAATTTCTCTATTTTTTTAATATCTTCTTTCATCACAAACCAAGTTTTAATTTAAAATCATTACTCATTTTAACCGCTTCTGGCTGTGTAATAGTGCCGTTTTCAAGACCAATCTTAATAGTTTCCTGCATTGATTTGAAAGAGTTTATCTTTTCGTTAACAACACTTTGCATAACAGCTAAATGGTCGTAAGAAGCCACAAGCATTTCACCTTTTTCAATTAACCCCCATTGACTAGACAAAGAAGCCATTGTGTTTTTAGCTGTTGTTTGTATTGAATTTTGAATGTATGAAATAATACCCTCAGATTGATTTTCAAATGTCGAATCCTTGCTGAAGTAGTTTATAACATTCTTATTCATTTCGAAGGCTAAAACAACCTTATTTGCATCTTCAGCAAATTGCTCATCTAAAAACAATCTCTTCATATCGCTAACTAAGTGCTTATATTCGATTGGCGCGTTTGTATGAAGCACGTCTTTTGAGCCTAATACCTTTTCAATAGCTGTTTTGTCGCCTGATTGTATTTGCGCCTCGTTCCCGGTACTTTTGTTAATACCGATATACTTAGCAGAAAACTGAAGGTTTTTATTCTTAGATTTAAGATTTTGATCGATATTTTCCAATACCTTAGAAATGCCTTTTACGCGGCTTTCAGAACGGAAAAAAGAGTTACAGCTCAATCCATTTGCCATGTCATACAAAGTAATAAGCTCAGATAGTTTTATATTGTAAGTGGTATTGTCTAAAGTGTACTCAATAGTATTTTCACCGAAGGCTTTCTTTTCTTTTTCAGATACTATAAACTTGTTCAGTTTATTAGTTTTTTTGAAGTCAATTTCTGAAGGAATAAGATTGTATAGTGCTTTTGGTGTATCGTTTGTAAACGCTTTGATTTGGTAAATATAGTCGTTACCGGCAGCGGATAAAAACCACATTTGTTGAAACAAAAAATCTTCTTGTGACTGGAAGTAATTAGGTTGTGAAAGAAGTTTTACATAAGGACTATTTGTGATTTCTTTACCATTAGAGTCAACGTGTTTAATTTTCATTTGAGAATACAAACGCGCTCTAAGTAAAATAATAGTCATAAGCACAGGGTTGCACAAAGATGCATCTAGGTACTTTTCGGAGTTTACAAAATCATTTCCTTCGAATAAAGTAGAAAAGACAGAACCATCACGTAGTCTTTCGACTTTGCTGAATATCTGTCTTCCGAATACATTAAAGCTTTTTACTACTTCCATTTAAAATAAATCTATGCTTCACAGCATTAATTAATAGCAAATATAATAAAAATTTATTTACACAAGTGATTTAACTTAAATATCTCGTTTTAGAATACCATTTAATAACGTATTTTGCGGCATCGATTAAATCCTCCCTTGTTTCTTCCGGGATGTCCAACTGAATGCCTTGGTAAACTTTCCAAGCGTAGTTTTCGTAGTTTTCTTCCAGGTTGTAACTTGATTTAGTATAGTATATTTTGCTTTTCTGCATTGTTTCAATTGCGGAAACAACAGAACCTTGTCCCTTTTGTGCAAAGATTATATTGTAGCCGGAATTACGTAATTTTTGTCCCTCAGCCTGGTTTAATTCGTTACCGCTATCGCAAATAATTTCAATATGCTTTGGTATTCCTAAACTATCCAATTCGTCAGAAAGTGTGCCTTTCATTTCGTTTAAAGGCTTATAAAGTATTTCTTTAAGGAAATAACTTCCGTCCCCGTCCGTCTTCATTTGCACTAATGCCGTCGGTGCCGAAACACCGAAATCGAGCCCGAAGTATGAAGGATAAGGCAATAAATCAAACTCTTCATCAGATATTACCTTCCAATCTTTGAATATTCGGTTTGGTTTTTCTGACTTCAATCCTAATCCGTAGACTTGCCAAAGGTAATTGTTTGCTGTTGCTTGTTGGATATTGTAATCGATTGGCTCGTATGATAGTATTTTCTTTTTTTGTTCTTCCGGGCAAAATGGATTATCTTTAAAAGTAGAATGAATTAGAAAAGCGTTATCCTGTTTTACTAAGTCATCAGACCACAACTTACCGACTGGGTTGTAATCCATAAAAACAGCACATGAACAACGCATATCTAACTGGTCGAACGTTTCCTTTGGCATACGATAAAATTCATTAAACCAAAGATAATCGGAGTGATAACCGTGGACTTTTAAATCGTCATCTGTCCCCTCTATATTGATTGTTGATCCGTTTAGGAATGTAAATATAGATTCCGTTTTATTGAATTTAACAAACTCGTAGTTATCTAAAGTTGGGTAATATTTTAGCATATCCTGTAAAATAGTATCTTTACAGTCTTTCTTTGTATTCCGGAAAACTGATAATTTTGTTCGCTCTTTAGTCCAAGCTAAAATCCAAAAAATTTGTAAAATACTAAAGGTCTTCGATGAACGCGAAGACCCTGAGTTGATAATGTATTTGTATTTTCCGCTGTTTAAGGCTTCCCAGTTTTTTTCAAAAACGATAGTCGCGTTAATCTTCATTCGGCTTTGTTATTTCTACTTGAATTGACGTTGGTATAGATTGAATTTTTTCACCTCCAGATGTTAAATCTGTTCTATCACCGAACATTTTAGGATAATACTTCCCGGCTTTCCATTTTAACGTCTGAATTAACACGTTTGCAGTAGAAGCATCATAAAGACCTTCTTTGCATCCTTGCCAAATTTCATCTATTTGCTCATCAACTGAATCGGCTTTGTCTTGTATTGAATTTACATATAGGTTGCATAATTCTTCATTATTACGTTTCCACCTGCACCATGTCGAAAAGTCCGGATATTCATCTTTAGAAGATAAAACTTTTTTAATGTTTTTGCCGTTTGCTACTTCATTACAAATTTCTTCACAAAGTTCAAAATTATATTCAGATGGTCTTGCCATAACTCTAATTCATTTCAATATTACTCAATTCAATTTCCTCTACAAATTCACCAATTACAGTAAGATAAGGCGCGAACTCTTTAACGTACTGTTTGGCGCTTTCATGGTCAGTTGAATATACGTCATTACCGGAAAATATTTTAATATTCCCATCGGTTTTATCAATAGCTTGAAATGTTGTACAGAATCGTTTCATATAATCAAAGATATAAAAATAATTAATACGATTGCAATAATAAATAATACCGTATCAAAAATTCTGTTTACTCTTTCGTCGTCATTGTTCATAGATAAAATATATTTATTTTATGCATTGCGTATATATGCGAGTTAGTAGCAAGCGGGCGGACGTGCTTCGATTGAAGTTCAGGATAGAAAAAAGTATTAAAAATTTTCCCTCCATCTTTGTCTGCTCCGCAGCCATTAGATTTTTGATAACCATTGTTCATATACTTGTTTTGCTATTTGAGCTGTCATTACAGGCGGAACACTCATACCACATGCGTAACTTATATTTAATGGTGTAGGTTCGTAATCTAATGGAAAAGTTGATGCTAACATAATTTCTCTTTTTGTTAAAGTTCTTAACTGCTCATAATGAAATGCACCGCTTCGGCTTTTATCGTGCGGGGTTAATGTTTTTAATACTTCGTTTGGGTTTGTTTTATAACCTCCAAATAAATGTCCTTTTGGGTGTGCTGTTCCAAAATTATCGCCCACTTTTACCTTATCGTATAAATCAACATAACTTGGCGGTGGTGCGTACATTGGTTCAGCATTATTACCACACTCTATTTCTTTATACGGTATTTCAGTTTCATTAAAATATAAATCTAATTTTGGCACTATTGTAAACATATCAGCATTATACAAAAATGGTTCAGCTAAATCTTTTCTCATTGCTATAAAAAATACCCTTTCTCTTTTTTGTGGAACTCCCATTTTTGAAGCATCTAAAAGCCAATGTTGGCAATAGTAACCAGCTTTTTCAAATTCTCTAAAAATTTGTATTACATATTGTTTTGCTTCACCTAAAATTAAACCTTTTACGTTTTCAGCTACAACTACTTTTGGCTGTAACTCTTTTGCTAAATCAATAAAATCAAAAAACAAAGTATCTAAAATCTGCATTGCTTGCCCCTCTCTAAATACTTTATCTTTACCCCAATCCTTTTCTCTATTACCAGCCATTGAAAAGCTACTACATGGCGGTGAACCATCTAAAATATCAAGCTCATATAATTCCTTTGGCAAATCCTTTCTTAACTTAAAAGTTTGTATAGGCTCTAAATAAGCATACTTTGGTTTGTGATTGGCTTTGTATGCTTCAATCATTTTAGGGTCAATCTCATTGCATCCTAACACATCAAATCCAGCTAATTTGTAGCCCATTGTCGAACCACCACCACAAGCAAAGCAACTGAATACTTTGCCTTTGTCTTTTGTAAATACTGCATCCTTCAAAGTCCATTTGTATGGAAAATTATGTTTTTTGCCCTCGCTCATTTTTAATACTTTTTTATTTAGTTCTTCGATTGAAGTTTAGTGCTGAAAATCCCGCCAGCTACTAACACGGGTTTTGTG